CAAGCTAATCTGCATTACAATTGCAATTATGTGTGCCGCAGTCATGCTTCCAAGGACTTCCCTCCTCGCTGAACTTTTCAAGCTTGATGATTCTGGTAAGTATGATGATAGGTTCAAAGAGAGTAACCAGGAGTTTGTTGATTACACAAAAATGATTCTAAACGATAAAGAAAACAACCCCTTTATGAAGAGTTCAATCGAGGACGCAGTCAAATATTGGTCTGAGACTGACCGATTGTCTAGGGCTCAAGGGAAAATGATCAGACCTAAAATCCCAAAGAAATATGATGGAAACTCTAATATATATTCACTGATTCTTGATCTGAGTGATAGAGGTGACATCTTTGAAAATATTCCATCCAGGATCATGAAGAGTGTCATAAAGAACTATGACATTTCTGAAGAAATATCATTGAACATCATTGGTAGAACTTTTACTCCTTATGAGAATGAGGAGCACCAAAGAATGAGCAAACTTTTTAGAAGCAAGCTTTTCAAATTCAATTGCCTTGCAAATTACTTTGAAGAATTAAGAGATGAAGTTAATTGTGCCAACAAAAGGCATGTTCGTAACAAACACCTAACAGGAAGGATTGAGGGTGTTGAGTATTCAGATAAGAAACCTATCAAGTTATGGGCTTACAATAATGTAATTCTTGTGACACTCATGAGAAAAGAAGTCAAGAGGGCAATCCTTCATGATGATTATAGGTGCCAGGAGTACTTACTCACCAGATCCCACCTTGACAGGATGATTCACACCTTGAGGGTTTTCTCCAAATTCTCATTATTCTTAACTTATACTAAGTCATGTGAGCAACCTGACAAATACACTGACAAATTTGTCGGATTGACTTGCAGAGTCGGTATTAACTTCCCACATAAATTACCAAGCTTTATCAAAGCTGCAAAACAAATGATTTTTCTTGAAAGAGATTCAGTTCAACTTTCAAACAAGAAATCTATCAATTGGTACAAGCTAGGTTTGGATGATGAAAGGTGCAAGTATGCTGAAATGTTCAAAGAATTAGCTCAAGAGGCAATTACTGATTTCAATATTTCAATGAACTTTCTCAATTATTATAAAGCATTGTGCCATCCTGATATAAAGATGGATGAAATGTTTGAACAAATAACTGGGCTCAAAGAACCTAATGAGGTTGACAGTGCTGTCATGGGAAATTTTGAGGGCGAACTTAGGAAAAGTATATGTTTGTCACTCATGGCAAGTGGTTGGAGGCCAAGAATGTACCAAAATGATGTAACTGTGACTGCTGGAAGGGATCTTTCTGATAAATCAAAGACCACCACTGTTACTAGGTCAAGAATAGCTGAGTTTGGCGTTGCTCATTGGAAAAATACAAAATTTGAGAAACTTGATGGATTTTTTGACCCATCAGATGTCAAACCTAAACATTCAAACAAATCTTCCGCAATCAAACCTGAGACCCTGAACATGAATGAAGAAGAATTCAATGAATTCGTTACTCAAAGAAATGATTCAACACATGATAATACATTATTCACTATTAATGATTATGTCTCAAATGCATTGGGAACAAGTGAAATGGATTTCTCAAGAGCCAAGCAAAGATTTCTCAAAGTCATTGAGAAGTATGAAGAATTCGAGAATAATATTGATATCAAATATGAAAGAAAGCCTAATAGCTCAGAGATATCTAAGTTTATATCAGATAACCAAGAGATATGTTACTTGGTACTGACTGAACCCAAACTTCTAG